CTAACGGTACTATTGCTTTAGGTAATGGATCAAGTTGGTCAGGTAGCGGTGGTACAATTACTACCTACGCAACATTCCAAGCCTCTGGTAGTACGATAGCAGGAACAACAGCAGGTAGCCCAGGATTAACTGTTAACTCAACTGCGGCCGCAAGTACAGCAACATCGTTTACTGAAGGCTTACGTATTAACCCTAACTTCGGCAACAGTTATGCTGGTGTTGTATTTCCTTTAACAACTGGCAGTTCAACCGCTTGGTTTATTGGTAAGTTAAACACACCAACTTATGCTGATCGATTTGCCTTATTGAAGAACGGATTTACAGGTAGTACTGCGGCTCGCCCAGATGCGGCATTTGATGTTAGTGCTACAACAGGACGCTTTACATTTGGTTATCAACCATATTTTGGCGGCTTCCAGATTTATCACTCAGGTAACTTAACTGACTTAAATCAATTACAAAACACAGGTACAGGTTATGTAAGTAGCGGAACAGTAGTTTCGTTTACAAACATTACTAATACTAATGGTGGATTGGCAGAAACATCCGCTGGCCTACGTGAAATATTCCCAGGCGGTGCGGCATACGTAACACAATCGTCTACGGTCACTGGCGCAATTAAGATTAAATTACCGCAGAATAGAACCAGTACAATGATGTACATGGTTATTAAAATTTATGAGTACAGCGGAAGTACTGCCGGCACTAGTAGAAGCATCGAAGTAGGTGGATATAACTACAGTCTAGGTAGTTGGTACAACACTTTTGCTACACAAACTACACACGGTGGCGGCGACTTAAATGTTCGATGGGGTACTGACGGCACTAATAACTGTATCATACTTGGCGATGTAGGAACAGTTTGGAACTACCCGCAGGTATTTGTAAGTGAGTTCTTTGCTGGTTATAGTAACTTTGCTGCCGCAAGTTGGATCAACAACTGGGGTGTTAGTTTTATAACAACATTGCCTACAATTGAAATAGGCCCAACAGTAGCCGCTAAGACTTGGAACAATTATAACTTAACTAGTTTGAGTCAGTTGAGTAATAACTTAACATTCATTACTGCGTATTATACAAGTCCAATTGACTTCCGTGGCGGCAATCACATGATGATGTCCGGTGGTACTGGTGCTTCTACAATCACCACAGGCACATACGCAATGCAAGTTGGTCCGGCCCAGACTAGGTCAACCACTGCCAACAGTTATTTTGGTGGTATTGCGTTTAATCATTTGTTAAACTACGCAGGCGGCACATTAAACAACGACAACACAAGTTATAATGCGTCACCACAAGCATGGATTGGTACAAGAAGTTATGACTTCTCAGGTTCGGAGCGTGACTATCTAGTATTTGCTACCAAGCCAGGTACAGGTACAAGCGGAGGTGGCAATGACGTTCCATTAGAACGCATGACCATTGATCCTATCAATGGATATGTTGGTATTAATCAAACAACTCCTAGTTATTATCTTGACGTAGTTGGAGCAAGTCGCTTCCAAGGTGCTAATACAACTGTGTTGCTTAACAACTGGAACAGCAACGGCTCTGGACGTATTGGTTCATACGATAACTATCACGGCATTATGTTCCGTGGCGACATTACCAGTGCCGACGGTAATACCAGCGCGGCCGCTGACGGCCAACTATATTTTGACGCCGGCGGTTCGTTTAAGTGGAGACAGATTAACGGTAGTGTGAATACACTTCTAGCAAGTTTAAATGCCAGCGGTGTGTTGAATACACTTGCGGCTGGTAACGTTTGGGGTAGTACAAACTTAACCAACTTAAGCCAATTGACTAACGGTCCCGGATATGTTACTGCGTCAAGCCCAACATTTACTGGCAACCCAGTCATTAATAATAGTAGTCCTACGATTTATCTACAAGATACTGATCATCGCAGTTCAATGATACATTGTAACAGTAATATATTCTACATATTAAGAGGCAACGGTAACAATTCACAAACTTGGGTAACACTCAACGGCTACTGGCCGCTAGAAATAAACTTAGATACCAACATTGCGACGTTTGGCGCTAATGTAACAGCACCTAATGGTGTGTTTAACTCTAGCAAAGGTTTGATTGCTGGCGGAACTGACAACGGCTCAGTTATCTTCTATAGAAATAGTAACCCATATTCACTAGGTAGCACTGATGCTGTTCTTATGGTATCTGATCGAAGTAGTAGCGATTGGGGTATTATAATTGACAAGTCTGGCTACGATTACGGTCAGCGTATTGATACGTCAAACGGTGCTACCTACGCATTGAGTGTATATGACGGTGCTTCGTACACATTCAGAGTTAACGGTGCTGGCAAGGCATTTACTTCAAACACCAGTGCCAGTGTTGGCGCTGGCGAATTTTACAATACTTATAATTTAACTGCCAGCAGTATTGGAGGAGGTAGTACAACTTATATTACTATTCCTACAAACTACAGCGGTACACAAAACAGTTCAGCATCATTAAGTTCCGTTGGTTGGTATCGTATTGCTAACTTAGGCGGTGCTCAATGGTCTGCTCGTGTGCTAATTCAAGACGGCACATCAGGTGGACCGCACAGTACACTAGAATTTATTGTATCCGGTGCGTTTAATGATAGAAACGGATTCTCGTTTACACAAACTTCTGCAGGAAGTTATGGTAGTAACCCAGTAAACGCTGTACGTATTTTATCTAACACTACATACGACGCACAATATTTAGAAGTATATATACCTTATCTAGGCTCTACACCTGCTACGTTCTATGTTAGCATTATGGATGGTCGTAATGCCACTATAGTAGGATTTGCTGGCGGGTCACAACCTAGTGGTTACACATCAACGCAATGGTCTTGCGGTAATGCGTTGGCCACAGGTAATGGTGCCGGTTTAAACATATTTGCCTCTAGAGGCGACGCAAACTTACACCTTAATTCGACTACTGGTATACGCTTTGACGGAAGTTCAAACGCAGGTACATGGAAAACAGGTGCTGCCAATACTTGGGGTATTACTAACCAAACCTCAGACGGTTACATAACAATTGGACCTGCCAACTCTAGTTACGCACATATCTATACAGATAGACCATACTTCTACTTTAACCAAGTACTACAACGTAGTGGTTATACTGTTTGGGATAGCGGTAATCTAACCAACTTAAACCAGTTGACTAACGGTCCTGGCTACATTGCCAACAATACTGCTGGCGATTGGAATCTTGCTTCTAGCACCAACGGTAATACAGGTTACACTTATTCTACATTAGAGTTACGTGAAGCAAACTTTGGCGGTAACAGTAGTTACTCAGCACCAAGACTAGGCTTCCATTGGGGCGGTGTTGTAGCGTCACAAATTGGTATTGAGTCTAGCGGTCGTATTTCTATTCTTAATAACCCTGGTTCGAGTTATGAGGCCTTGATTGCCAGCAGTATGTATGCTACTAACTTCTATTACGCAAGTAATTCTGCCTACGGTATTATTGGTACTAACAGTTACATGGATACCATGAACTCGTCAAACGGTTCAAGTGATCCTTTAGAAATAGTATATTATACTAACAGTGCCAACGTTAGAATTGGTACAGGTTCGGGCGGTAACCAAGGTTTATACGCCGGTGCTTTGTATGATAATGGCGGCTTCACCACTACAAATACAAACCGTGCGCTAAGTCAGCAAGGTAATAGTTATTATCAATGGCATACATGGCTAGAAGGCAAAGGTAACTTTGGTATGTACTGGCCTGGATTCAGTGCCGGTGCATATGGAGGTACTCCTTACTGGTATCCAAACTATGACTACACTTATGGCGGTTTTGCTTTACAAGGTTATAGAAATAGTTATACCGGCATTTACTACGTAAGTGCTAGTGCTACTACAGGTAATATGTTTGACACCGGTGGTAACGGTGGTGACTACGACACATCAACCGGATGGCACTTCTATTGGTATAGACCTTATTCATGTTTAGGTATTGGCGGATCAAGCACAGCCTCTGGATATCGTGCCAGAACAAACGGTAGCCATTATGTTGATTCTACTATGTACGCAGGTGGCGAGGTTTACGCTTACTCAGATCGTAGAAAGAAAAAAGATATTGTCACCGTTGACAACGCCTTAAATAAAGTGTTACAACTTAGAGGTGTTTACTATAAACGTATCGACGATGAAGATATTATTGACGATATTAGAGAACCAGGTAAACAATTATTAGGAGTTATTGCTCAAGAAGTTGAACCAATCCTTCCGCAAGTTGTTACCCATAACAAAGAGTTTGATGAGTACAGTGTTAGTTACGGTAACTTCTCTGGATTGTTTATTGAAGCATTTAAAGACATAAATCAGTTAGTTCAAATACAAAAAGAACAAATTGAATTATTAAAGAAAGAAATTGAGTTACTAAAAGGTAAAGAATAATGCCATATATTTTCACAACAACTACTGCTACATACACACTTGCGGTAACGCAAGTTAACACAGTTAACCACGGTACATGGACCGATGTTGTGTCACACGTTCATTGGAAACTAATAGCAGACGACAACAGCGGTAATCGTGTAAGTTCAAACGGTACGGTGCCTTTCCAACTGAGCGATATAACGTATGTCGATAAACAAACCGGGCAACAGACACACTATCCGGGTGTGTTTACCGCAGATAGTTTTGTTCCATATGAACAACTTACAGAAGAAATGGTGCTACCCTGGGCACAAAATGATCCAATTTTTGCCGATGTAGTGGACGCATTAGCAGAACGGTTGAAAATGATTAACAACGTGCCAAGAACAATGGTACCTTGGAATACATCAACAGTGATTGCCGCACGATAATTTTCTAACCATTAACTACCTATATAAATAAAACATATAGGAGATCAACATGCAACCAACACAATCACCACAAACTAACGGTCAAGTACAGCCTACGATTAATTTAACAGACTTATCACTCGACGAAGTTAATATTATTATTATGGGACTGGTAAAGTTACCGTACGAAACATCTGCACAAATTGTAGATAAAGTTAGAATTCAGGCATCTGGCCAACTTCAACAACTACAAGAAGCACAACAACAACCTAGTACACGCACTGACGGCATTAACGTCAACATGAAATAAATAGTATATTGAGGAGATTTTAATATGGCTATTACCTATGAGTGGGACGTTCAATCAATTGATGTAATTCCTGCGTATAATGAACAGGAACATGTAGTTTCTAGAGTTGTTTGGAAAGTTACAGCAACTGATAGTGTATCCGGTGCTACTAAAGACATGACTGGCGTACAAGATCTTAACATTGATAACCACAGCGGTGATTTTGTTTCATACGAAGAAGTTACAAAAGAAATGCTTCTTGGATGGATTAAAATTTGGTTAAACGTTCCTGCTATTGAACGTGGCCTAATCCCAACTACTTACACAAGAAGTTTTCAGGCTGATCCAATTCCCACTAAGGAAGCATAATATATGGATATCGCACTAACCTACACTTGGGAATTTGGACGCTTCCTTGCCCATCCTGAATTAAACGAGTTAAGCAATGTTGTCTACAACGTTGAGTACATTTTATCAGTGACTGATCAAGATGGACATGGCGCACAATATTTCGGAAACGTAGGTTTAAGCGAACCAGACAGCCTTAGTTTTATTCCATTTACACAACTTACACAACCTGCTGTAGAACAAATGGTTACTAATGCTTTAGGCGAACAAGCGGTTGCTGACCTTAAAGCAAATCTAGAAAATCAAATCGCACAACAAATACAGCCTGCTACGGCTCAACTTGCTCGTCCTTGGTAATCAAGACAGCATTTCTAGTAGCAATTCAATTTTAGTTTTATTAGTCTTGTTAGAAAGACTACGCTTTACACCTTGGTGTAACGGCTTGGGCCACTGTCCGTAATCGCACCAAGCGTATCCTACATGCTCGTCATTTAGTGTAGGAATAAATTCTTTATCAACAAGCAGTATGTAGGTATTATAAAAGAAATGTTGATCTTCACTTGTAAAAAGTTCTAAGGGAATAACTTTCTTAATGGTAGGAGTCTTACCTACTTCTTCTTTAATTTCGCGTTCTAGTGCTTCGTACGGTGTAGCATCTAATGGTTCTTTTTTGCCGCCAACAATACCCCAAGACCCTGCTGTACGTCCTTGGTTGCGAAGTAAAAATAAAAATCGTCGTGTATCTTTTGCTACAAAAAATCCGCCACTACACACTATATCTGTCATAAAACTAAACGCCACTCTCCTGGAAGATACACACCGTCTACTGACTTGCTCCACTCAGAACCGTCCCACTTGTATTGTGTACCTGTATATGAGTTAGTTATATAAGTTACATCTTGTGGAACTGTACTATCGAATATAACATCCCATTGAGTGCCATTCCATTGTATAATGTCGTTGGCATGAGCAACCAGTCTTTGTGAATCAGTACTGGCCTGACCAAACTTTTTCCATGCGGTAGGCGCATCGTCAACTAACACCAACTCGCTGGTATTAATATCTTCTAATATAAGATAGCGAGTGTCAGTATCAGGGGTTGCTCCTGGGTTAAATGTTAATGGGTTAATAATTGCGTTAACTGTACCGCGAGCATAGTTACTACTTAAATCATAGATATCTGTATTAAGCAAGGTTTCGCTATCGTAAGTTAAGTTTAACAATCCCATTTCATCTTCTGCTAATGGATTCATTGATAGGTATGCTATAACTTCCTTGCCGTCTGGTCTTGTTAATGCTACGTAACTTAGCCCTGCTCTAAACTTACCTGGATATAAGTCTAACAATCGATTCCATTGAATCTTAATATTGTTCTTTAGGGGAACTTCTTCAAACGCATTATCTCGTGTATTTTCGCCAGCCCGCATTAGTCTTGCTGTGCCGCTGGTTACTAACACACTGTATTCGCCTGGTGTGACAACTACCTGTCCGTTAGGATTGCCAAATACTAACTCACCGTTGCCTATTGTACCTGTAGGTTCTGTAAAGATGTTGGCAATAATTTTTGTAATAATACCTAACTTCTTAACTTTAGCAGGTGTACTAATCCAGATAGGGCAATTAAACGCTAGATTAGCAATGTCAATATCAACTTCTGTGCCTTGCGGTATTTGTCTGCTAGACCAAGTAATTCCTGATAGTTCAACGTAACTTAAACTAGTCCAATCGATATAATTGCTGGTAGTTTGTATTTCCATCGCAGGTCTAAACAATACTAAAATTTGTTCTAGTATTTGTAATTTCTGCTCTGTGTTAGTTGTCCATATGTCCGCGGCAAACTGAATTGTGTAAGGAGTAGGCATCAAACGTTCTACTGTATAGTTTTCACCCTGTGTATTGCCATAGTCTTGAATAGTTTCTCCGTAAGTAGGGCTATCAGGGTTCTCATCTATATATTCCCACTGACGCTCTCGAATGTTAATTTTGTTAACGTAAGATGGATCTTGTAATCTGTCTCTGGCTAAATCTAAACTCTTAACGTAACAGGCAATGAACGGTGCCGAGTTAAGAATGTTTTCGCTGTTTTGTTTCATTACACTGGCAACTTGTCGACTCATGTCACCGTAGCGAACAGGAATTTGTACAGGGTTACCGCGGTTGTCCATGTAACTAAAGTTGCTCATCAACCGCATAAATTGAGTTAGATATCGGCGTATCTGCCCATCGTAAAAATGTTCCATTACATGTCTGCCTTTGGTTTATTAGATTTTAGTGCCTTGCTTAACGACTGGCGTTCTGGTACTACTTTA